GTGTATGTGAATACACCTGTGCCACTATTGTAAGAAAATGAACCATCGCCACCATTGTCTACATGGCTGAAAAATCCTCTGACTTCGCCTACGTCTGACTGGAATGCACCTGTGGTACTATCGTAATCAATTCCATTACTTGCACTAAAATGTGCTCTTACTTCGCCAGCAGTAGGACCTGTGTATGTGAACACACCAGTGGAATCATTGTAGGTAAAATTGCCGTCACCTATAGAAGGATTGCTCATTACTGCACTGACGTTAGATCTAACACTGAATTCAAAGTCGTTTACTTGTCCGCTGTTGATGTCAATGGATGTTTCAGATGATGATGTTACAAGTCCTTTGCCGTTTACTGTGATAACTGGTACTGTTGCCGCATCACCGTAAGCACCTGGATTTGAGTTTACAGTATCGAGTGTGAGAGTTAATACTGTATTGCTGGAGCCGTCGAATGATTGTGCTGGCGCTTCGCCATCACCAGTAATGCTAAATGTTCTAGCAGTTTCTAACACTGTGGCATTAGCCGCTGTGCCAATCAAGTTACCGGTAAAGTCACCAGTTGATATGATGTTTGCCGCAAACACATCTTCGGAGAATACCATGTGGGATCCGTCCCATGTGATGTCTGAATTTGCATTACCGTAACGAAGGCGCAATGATGCGTTTGTAGGGTTGTCTGTTAAATCAAAACCGTCGCTGTTGATGACTAAAACGTCACCAGCAAACTTGCTTTCAGTAAACGAAACAGTTTCAATAAACTCTTTCTGTACGAACTCACCTTCGATAGTGAGCTTGCCCTGGATGACAAGTTCTTCGTCAGCGTTTATAAAAGTTCTTTTATTAGCCATTTAATGTTCTCTCACACTGCTAGTTAGTATACAACTATTTATCATATGAACAGCAAGTCAAAAAAAAGCACACCGAAGTGTGCTTTTTCCCCCTTTAAGAATAAATCTTACTGGAATGATACGTTATCCAACGAGATGTGGTCAACGTAGTCTGCCGCGTTACCTAAAGAGCTTGCTGTGTTAGTTAACTCTTTGTAACCGTAACGTGTCATGAAGCTGACAACTGGCTCGAATGAGTTTGGATCCATAACTGGACCTGTGCTCATTAACGGAACGTATGGGCAGTAGAACGCTGGTGCATCAGTTTCAGATGAACCTTTGTAACCTACGAGGATGTCTGTGCCATCTGCCGCATAGTTGTCTACGAATACTTTAACAGTACCGTTTAATGTACCAACAAACTTAGTGTTTGTAGGAGCTTCGAAAGAACCCTCTGTTGTGCGAGCAAATGTTGATGTGCTTGCAGACTGGAGGATTGTTAATGCTTCTGGAGAAACAACAACGTAGTTACCAGCGCCACGACGTGTTCTTGCCGCGATTCTGTTAGCTGAACGGTTGATCTCAATAGCTAATGCCGCATGACGGTCACCAACGTAAACGCTCTGGCCGCTTAATGCGCCAAAGTCGATTGTGTTAGTACCTGTGCCTGCTAATGAACGAAGTGAACCAATGATTTCTTGGTCGATTTCAACAACAATCTCTTGTGCAAGAGCTTGCATGATTTCTGCTTCGACATCAACGCCGTGCATTGCTTCTGCATCCTGAGCTGCCTCGAAAGTCCAGCGAGCTGATAGACGTCTTGTCTTCGCTTCTACTGTTTCTTTCAAGATTTGGATGCTCATCTTGTTACCAGCTGTACCTTCAGCCGCCGCTGTGGCGTCTGGAGAACCTGAATAACTTTGTGCGAGCTTGAATGGGCTTAATGCCTCATCACCAGCTGTAGCACCACCCGCTGATTGGGCATAACGCACACGCAATGTGTGAATCTGACCAACTGGGCCTGTCATAGGCTGAACGCCTACTAGTTCGTTTGCGATCACTGAAGGCATAACCCTTCTGATCAAAGGTAACATTACCTTGTTTAAAGTTGCTACGGATCCTGCACCTGTTGCACCTGCGGTTGCGGCCTCTGACAATTGACGCTTTGCGTTTTCGAGTACCACATCCATTGTCTTTTGACGTTGACCACTAAGGCCTTCCATCAATGCATCTTTGGTTGCGGACCAGTTGCTCTCAAATAAATTTGCCATTTCTTAACTCCTATTATTTTGAAAGTCCGGCTAGTTTACGGATTGTGTCAATTTCAACAACACCTTCCGTTTTGTCATCAGCTTCCGCTTTCGCAGTCGCCTTCTTATCACCAGTGTGTTCCTTTGTAACTGACTCTGTGATAGTCTTCTTCACTCTTGGTGTTTCGCCATCTAATACTGATGGAAGATATCTATCGAATTGCTTCTGTAGATTCTCTGTCTTAACACTTTCAAGTAAATCTGACATAATTTCTTTCTTCTCTTTGCCTAATGGTGCCATTAATTCGTTAAGTTTCTCATTACGAGCATAACGATCTTCGGCAACTCTTAACTTAGATTCAGTTAATTTAACTGCTTCTTCTTTCTCGGCAATTGCTTGCTTTGATTCGTTAAGTGCTTTTTCCACTTCAGCTAATTGCTTCTGAACTTTTTTGATTTCTTTTGCTTCATTGAGATAACTGCTGTTATACTCATTTGCAAAGGCTTCAAAAATTCTACGTCCAAAATCATTTTCGCGAGCCGCTGTGATGTCATTACGGAAAGATTTGACTTCTTCGCTAATAACTTTGTTGATAACGCCTTCTACTTTTGTAGCGGCCTTACTGATAAAGTCTTTCTTAGCTTCAGCAAGTTGCTGTTTGCCTTCTCTTACCATTTTGACTTTCTGCTCAACTAATGCCTTCTTGTCTTCGTGGAACTCTTTTAGCTCTTCTGCTAATTGCTCGCTAACAAACTCGTCGAGTTTGGTCACGTGCTCTGCTACACGACTACGATCAGCTCTTAATTCCTTGACTTCTTTTGCAACCGCTTGTGTTACAAATTGATCAAGTAGTTTAGCATGTTCACTGACAGCCTTGCGATACTTAACCTGTTGCTCTGCTAACGCTTTTCTGTCTTCTGCAAGTTCTGCAATTTCTGCTTCAACTCGTGTAGAGATAAAATTATCCATTGCTTCAACGATCAAGCCCTTATCGTGCTCATAACGCTGTGCAAATTCTTCACGTAGTTCTGCAGTCATTGATTCTCTTGCTTCTGACAGTTTGCTTTCCCAGGCTTCTTGAATAGAACCGCGCACTTCTTCCGAAAGCTCTGTTCCTTCAAGTAGTTCGTTAAAATTCACTGCCATAGTAGTCTCCTACTTACTTGTTTAATTCATTGATGAACTTAGTGATTTGATTCATCAAATGTCTTTCTGCACTTTTATCGTGTGTAACGGCTGAAGCAGTATTAAAAATTACTTCGCCGCCTCTCATGTTAAATAAACTTTCATAGATAGTTTTTGGATAAGCGTCTGGTGCACTGGGCTGGGCCACAATGTCCACAGTAACGATATCAAAATCGCTTACACGACCTGATTCATTAACGTTACCACTTCCTCTACTACTAACGCCCAGTTTTGCTCCAGCTTTTAACAAACTGCGAGCAATATTACCCATTGGCGTATCTATGATTTTTAACTTGCCCATGCCGTCAGCATTATCACAATGCATATCTGTGATAATGTGGCTAACACGGTCTAAGTTTATCTGTAGCTCTTCTGGATGGTCTAATTCTCCCAACACAGTTTCGCCTTTTGAAAGTCTTTGACGTACACTTTCAACAGCACGACGAATCTCATCTTTAGGATAAACCCTGCCGTTTTGATTTTTTACTTCGCCTTGGATGAAAAGACCGGCCATAACCAAGTCTTTTCCGTCCTCAGACTCTAATAGGCGCAAACCAGCTTGGTCTGCTCCCATATATTCGTAAAGTTTTCGTGCCATATTCTGTATACTCCTACAGTTAATTAAGCCTTCTTAGGCTCTACTTTAATATTGTCTGTAGGTGTGTGATCTTTTGCGCTATCGCCTTTGTTACCTTCGCCACCGTCTTTGGCTTTTACAGGTGAACCTGCGCCTTGGACTGATGTCTTCTTAGGTGCTTTAGTAAATGGTGATTCGCCTTCTGCATCGCCTGCGCCGCCTTTTGGCTCAGCAACAGCGTCTGACAACTTAGTTGCTTCTTCAACAACTTCGTCTTCCTCAACTGCTTCGTCGATGTCATATTCTACAGATTCCATTTCGTCTTCCATGTCCATGTCATCCATGTCCATTGGCTCTTCCATATCGTCTGCTGGCTCTTCGTCATCACCTGCTAATAACTTTTCGAATTCTGCACGGAGATCTTCTAGTTCAGCTTCTAAGTCGTCAACTTTGTCTTCTAAGTCGCCTTCTTCAGCTTCGCCTTCGTCTTCCATGTCGTCTTCTTCTTCTTCGCCAAGTTCATCAGCTTCGATTTCGTCTTCAGCGTCTGTGATTTCGTCAACTAAGTCTTCTGACTGGTCGATTTCTTCAAATGATGCTGTTTCTTCTACTGCTTCTTCCTCAGATTCTTCTGATTCTTCAACAGCTTCTTCTTCTGATTCCTCAGATTCTTCCACAGCCTCTTCTTCGACTGCTTCTTCCTCTGCTTCGTCAAGAACTTTTTCGTATTCGCTACGAGCTTTGTCTACTACATATTCATGAAGCAGTTCTTCAGCTTTTTCGTTCTCCTCAGAAAGCAAGAGCTCTAAAATTTGCTCTAAACGTGATTCTGACATTTGTGGCCTCCAAATAAAATTTAATTTAATAAAGGCGCAAGATACGCCTATTAACACTTATACTTATGTGTGATAGGTGTAATTCTGTGAAATATGGTGTTTTTTTGACTCAAAAGGCCAAAAATAGACTGTAAGGTATGTACTTTTTATTTAGTTCTGGACGATTGCCTGATAAAACTACAGTTTACAAACCACCTGTGTCTGCTTGCACTGGTTGTGCATACATTGTACGCACAAACTTTTCATGTTCTACTTTTTCTGCATTTCTGATGTCTCTGACTTTACGCAGTTTGTTAAGTTCTTCCAGTGTGAGTTTTGCTTTTCTTGTATCGTCTGGGTTTCTTTTTTGCAACTCGTCGTTTGCAGGTTCATAAAATTCGTTTAGTCTCATAGTTGTGGTTCTCCTCCACCTACCCCTGCTAATGGGTCGCCACCTAAATCATCTGCTGGCGGTTCTATATCTGTTAAATCTGGTTCTGCTTCAAGATCAACCTCTTCATCGGGGTTAGGTCTTAATCCGATGTTGTTTAATCCTGGTACATCTGTGTTTGTGTCGATAGCTGAATAGCTATCCACATTGTTTTCTTGTCTCCACAGCTCTTCGTTTTCTTTGATTTCTGTTTCAGACAAGCCCAAATACTTCTTGAGCTTGAACTGATTACTCAAGAACGGTATTGCTTGTACTTGTGCAAACAACTGTGCACGTTCTGTTTCTAACTGTATTTCCCTGTAACTACTGAAGTTCAAAGGCTTGTTAAATTCCAAGTAAAACGAACTAGAATCTATCTCAACGCCTTTATATTTGAGGAACATCTTGAATTCTCTGTCAAGATCTTCTTGAATTTGCTTCTGTAAACGCTCCACATACTTGGCAAATCTGTACTCTTGAATGTATGCAACACCCACTTTTCCGTCATTATATACCGCGGAACCGTCTTCTGGTCCTGTGGGAAGATAGCTACTAGGTATCCTCAAACCACGGAGAAGTTTGTTGTTAAAGTACCTTAAATCATCTATTTGTCCAAGGTTTTCGCCGCCCGGTAGTGTGTCAACTTTCGATCCTCTGCCCTCTGCTGTCTGTGCAAAGAAGTAATCTTCCAGCATGCTCATTGGGTTATATGCGCTGTCTGCAACACTGTTACCGTCTTTGTTTTTGCCGGGAATACGTTTTTGTTGTACTTCGTATTTGACTTGCTCTAAGTACTGTCGTGCTTTGTGTGGAGGCATGTTTCCCACATCAATCATGAACACACGTCGTTCTGGTGCTCTGTGCACTCTGTAAATGATAATGCTGTCCTCGAGCAATTCCTTTTGCTTGAAAACTTTGAATATAGGTTCAAGCACACTAACGCCGAATGGCCACGCACTGTCCATACCTTCAGTTAAACTGATATGCACAATGTGCTCTGCGCTTACTGGTGTGCCTTGGTCTACACCATCCATTGCGCCTGTTAAATATCCGCCGCCGGCACTGGGATTAGTAGGGCTCATAATGCCTGCAATGCCCTGACCGCTACCATATGGTCTAGCATGCATTGGTGATATTTCTGTGGCAACTTTCTCTTCCATGATAGGATCGAGATTTTTTATAAAGTATGCTTCAATTTTCTTGCCTTCGCTTTCGTTGACAATTACTTTTTCTATGTTTGCAGGATCAATCCAGTACAATTCAAATGTTTCAGGATCTCTGATAAAGAACTGGTCACCATACTTGATGGTACTACGGAAAATGCGGAATGCTCTCTTCCACAACTCATTGAGATTACACCATTGGCTCAGTGTTTTTGTAATGATCTTGTTTTCTGTGTCGCTGGGTTTGTCAGTGTAATTAATAGCAAACGGCAAACTGGTATCTTCGTCTTCTTGTGTGCCAAATTCAGCAATGGTATCTAACGCAGTGTTGATCTCTGTGTCAGCATCCATGTTGTCATACTGCAAATAGCGAATAAGTCGCTGAGGAGAACCAGCATATACTTCAGGCAACCAACTGCTCAGCTGATTAGCACCAAAGCCACTGCTGTCTCCTGTTTGTTGCCCTTGAACATTAAGCGGTAAACCGCTGTTGTCAACTGGCGTAAAGTGTTTTCTCCAGCTCATAAGAATCCTGTTATAAAATTATATACAGTATTTATCTATCGGGGCAATGATATTTTGGCTATAAAGGCATTGGTTTCTGGACGTGAGGTATGTATGCCCAGTTTGATGGCAAATTTTTTGCATGTCCTACTTTTTGTATTATGTTGTCGCAGTTGTTGCAGTGAGATTTAATTGATACCGACACTTCAAAACCACTTTGTTCTAAATATTTACACCAATCGAGTGCACTAGGATGCCGATCTTCTTCCATGTCGCCACTGCCAACTGGCATCCACGGTTTTTCCCATTCCACTGTGACATGATCTATATGCCAGTCCAGCGTGTTCACAATGTCGTTGTTACCTGATATCATATGGTCGGACAAATCATCGTAGAGATCATATACATCTTGTTTGTGTGTGGACCAAATTGTGCTGTCGTACACAGTTTGATTTTGCGGTGTGAGGCTCATCATTTGAAAAGCATCAAATGCACAGTTTTTCAACATCTCAGTGGTTGTGTCAATTATTGCACAATCTCTGATAACAAAACCTCTGTCGCACCAGGCATTGTCTGACTGTAAATCCTGCACTTGTATCATGTCGCCTACACTGATCCATTTGTCATGGCTGACACCATCAAAGTAATCCTTGGTTGGATTAGCAATCATTGTCTTAATAGGCCCGGTGCGATAGCACAATGTGCGATGGAATGTGCTCCACATGATGCCTACTAAATCTCTGTTGCCTAGATTGTGCTTTCTCTGCAATTGACTCAGCATGGTTTGCACATACTGATTACCCAGTCCGGGGAAACCGTAATTGTGAAATTCTAAATGCGGGTATTGTTCAGCAATGATGTTGGCCCATGTAGGCCAATGCCAGTTTGTAAAACTGCATCCTATTACAAAAAAACGATCATAATTTTTATAGTTAATCTGATCAAACTGTGTGTATAGCATTGTGTGTTTTAGGCTTTAGTGCCTTCTCTGGTCTGTTTGTCAATTGATCCTGTGAACTTTTTCTTTAAGTCTTTTAACTCATTTATGATAGCCATTGCATCTTTGGTGATACTATCTGGCGACATTGCACCAGATTCTTCGGTACCTGCTGTGGTTGCAGTTGCTACTGCTTGTGTGTCTGGTGCTGGATTATCAACTGGTTCAGAACCAAAACCCAATTTGCTAGCCACACTGCCCAATGCATTGCCCACAAACTCTGCGGCATCATCCATGATAGAAGGTTTAACTGCGCTGTTGATCTGTTCCATTGATTTAGAAACTGCTGTTAGTTTTTCTGCATCTATGTTAGCAAATTTAGCATACGAGTCTGCCATAGCACCGAGTGCATCACTTGTGCTCATAATAGCAACGCTGTCTAGCCCTGCAAATTTTGCAAACACACCTATTTGTTCGTTTTGCTTGTCTACGTCAGCACCTGAGTCAAAGAACATGCCGTCACTGCCCACAGCATCACCAAATGTGGTCATGCTGGTTGCTAATGCATTCACTGCATCTGCTGTGGCTAAAATTTGTTCAGTCGGAATAGCACTCAGTCGTTCCATGGCAGACGCTTGTGCATCCAGTTTGATTGACTCAGCTTCTGCACCTGCTGTTTTGAAACTGTTGATTGCTTCAGATACTTTTCCGATTGTGTCGCCTATGCCTCCAAACACAGTTTCAATTACTGTGGCTACACCGTTAAATGCCTTCTCAAATGCACCGCCCAATGTTTCTAATACATCAACTGGAAATAAGTTAAGTGCTAAGCCAATAGCACCCAATGCCGCGGCACCTAACAATGCTGTAGGAGCAAACAATCCTATTACACCTGCTACAGCACCCAATGCACCTAAGCCCACAATGGCTTTGCCCATTGTTTCCCAGTCTAAGTCAACAAAGGCTTTAAACCCAGGAGCGATGGTGTACTCCATTAGGGCTCCTAAGCCACCTAATGCGGCAATACCTACAAGTACTTTTCCGGAAGCCAATGATCCTAGCCCTTTAGCTAATCCTTTAAGTATACCACCGATGCCTTTGCCTATGCCTTTGCCTAAACTCTTAATACCTCCGCCTATGCCGCCACTTGCGGCACTTGCAACATTGCCAGCACCTGACGCTGTGGTACTTGCTGTTGCGGCGGCGCCACTGCCGCCCCCAAACAGTTTAGACATCAACCCGCTTGCACCCTTGGATAGGCTTGACATGCCTTTTTCCATTCCTGCTGAAAATGCTTTCTTGGCCATGTTTAATGCAAACAGTCCCATCAATCCATTTATGATAGTTCCGCCGATGTCAACTTTCTTGATTGATTGCATGACCACATTGCCGGCTTCATCTAATACAGGATTACCTGCTTCGTCTAGTTTTGGTTTGTCTGTTTGTACTTCATCAACATCAATGAAAAACCCTAACACACTCTTAATAACGCTACCGGCTAACTTGAGGCCTTCCCACAATCCTGTTAAGCCTAACACAACATTGTCTATAGCATTAGTAATATCGTCTTCTGTTATACTGCCTATAAAGTTAGACACATAATCACCAAATTTTTCTATGTAGGGGTTTACTCTGTCTGCTATGATTTGTGCTAAGTTGCCGATACCTTTACTGCCATCCTCAATAGGATTAAACAATTTGCGGAATGCTTCGTTGATCTTGGTCATTGCATTTCTAAAGGTGCCAAATATGCCGTTTGATTTGGCAACTGATTTAGCTTGCTCTTCGGTGAGATCTGCTACATCTTTTATAGGCGTATATAGAGTGCCAACTTTTTCCCCGGCATCGTTAAATTGATCAGTTGCTTTCCTCATTACATCACCGTTTTTATCAAGAATCTGACCAAATTCGTTGCGTCTAACAACTTCTTCTGAGAATGCACTAGCAAGTTCTGCCATTGGTGCACCCAGTGCACCACTGATGTTATTCATCATTGAATTAAGAGAACCTTTGAACTGATTTTGTGCATTTTCAAATGCTTTAGCACTTTGAGTTAACGGGCTTACGCTGGCATCTACACCCTCTGCTAATCGTTGGTTTGCCAGTCTCAGTTGACCAATGCTGAGTCCTAGTTTTTCTGCGGCTGGTCCTAATGCTGGCAACTGTATCTGCAACTGTTTTAGATCGTTCTCATCCAGTGCGGCTGCCGCTTTCATCATCTCATCATCAAAGTTGTTCATGATGCGATTGAACTCGTCCATGTCGCCACGCTGTTTGGCCGCATTAGCCGCTTGTATTTGTGCTTTCAAACTACTGCCGGCAGCGGCATCTAGTGCTGTTAATGCTTTGTTTAACTGTGCGCCACTTTCGCCCATAAACGCCACTGGAGCAAGTGCGGCATCCAAGGTAGCATTAATAAGACTTTGGTCTATGCCTACTGCGGCCATTTCGCCTGCCGCTTGTTCTAAACCCATCACAAATTTGGCAGCCGCGTCTGGATCCATACCAGCAGTGGCGGCTTGAATTGCCAATTGAACTTGTGCATTATCAGCAAGTGCGGCCTTGGCGGCACCTCTGATGTCGTCGATGCTTTTGCCTAACACTGCTGTTGCTTGTAACTGTTGCTCAAACAGTTGTGCACTTAACTTGGCTTGCCTGTTGGTGTCTATCTGCTGTAAAGTACCCAGCATTTGTCTCAGCTCTAAATCTTCTGCTAACACATCTGCGGCTTGATCCAGCGTTAAACCTAATTTTGTTCCACTACCGGTGATGTTCAAGAACTGCTTGTTAACATCAAGGAATGCTTGTCTGCCAATTGTTTGCACTACACCTGAATATTCGCCCATGATGCTGAGTGCTTGATCTGTGGTGAATCCCAATGCATTTAAACTGGTGGCGAGATTCAATGCACTCATACCAGCGGTGTCTAAGCCCACACCGCTCATTTGCAGTTTGCCAAATTCTTGCCCTAAGTTGTTGGCATTCACAAACAGCGAAGTTATTGCTGTGCTCACACCACTTATGATGGCACTGCCAAATTTGAATACTTCTTTGCCTGTTGTCTTAACAGCCTTACCGAATAAGTTTAAATCACTGCCTGTTCCGCCTGTGGCTTTTACATTTTTGTTTATGCTTTTAAGTGCATCCAGCTGTGCGTTACGATCTTTGTCTGCTTCATCCTGTGCTTTTTTATCGTCCTTGGCTTTGCTAGTAGCACCTTTGACCAATTCATCCAGTGCTGACTGAGATTCTTTGTCTGCTTTATCACCCTTGGTTAGTGCTTTGAGAATTTTTTCCTGTGTGGATTCCAAGGCATAATCTGGAAGCGTGATCTCACGTTCCATACCATCCATCATTACTTTAATTGTGTTAGCCATTCATGAATCCATTAACTGGTGTTTTTATGGTGATAAATACCTTTGCGGATAAATCACTCTTAACACTATTTATCCGTTTAAATAACTGGAGTTTTAATATGGCACAAACACAAAATCCTCTGAGTGGATATTTTCGTTCACCGAAGATGTACACCAAGATACCTAGCATGGGCAAATACTACGATGATGAAATCATTGATTGGCCTGAGACAGGTGAGTTAGCAATTTTTCCAATGACAGCAAAAGATGAGATGATTATGAAAAATCCAGATGCGCTGTTAAACGGTGAAGCAGTAGCACAAGTGATACTCAGTTGTGTACCAGCAGTGAAAAAGCCTAGAGCATTGATTGGCAATGACATTGACACATTGTTAGTAGCTGTGCAAGGTGCTACTTACGGGGACGAAGTAACTGTAGAGGGTAATTGTCCAAAGTGCAAAGCAGAAACATCAGGTGTTGCCAGCATCGAAGACTGCTTGGACTCCATGCAAACCATAGAAAAAAGTTATGAGTTTGACACATCAATGGGCTTGAACATCAAGATACGCCCATTCACATATGACAGCACAGTGAAAGCAGGCATTGCTAATTTCAAAACCACACGCAGTTTACAAAGCCTCAGCACCATCACAGATGAGATGGATCAACTGAAAGCATTCAATGAGAACTTTGTGCAGATTGCGGCACTCAACTTTGATTTGATTGTGGACAGTGTTGCCAGTATCTCAGGCACAACACCCGATGGCGAAGAATTTGTAGTAACTGACAATAAGGCTATCAGAGAGTTCTTGGAAAATTGTGAAAGCTCTGTGGGCAAAAGCATCGAAGCCAAGATCACTGAAATCAATGAGATAGGCATCAACAAGAAGTTTAACTTACAGTGCGAGGAGTGCAACGAAGTCTTTGAGAAAGAAATTGCATTTGATCCTGTAAATTTTTTCACGGCTTCTTAGCATCAGCTGATGGACAGCAAGTACTCGACTTAATAAACAAACTCCGCAAAGAAGCCTCATCATTAGAAAAAAGTCTGGTCGAGATAGCCGTTTATTCGGGCGGTAGTATTTCTTGGCAAGACGCTTATATGATGAGTGCACAAGAACGCGGTGTTGCTGTTAAAGTGATCAACAAGTACAACAAACTCAAGTCAGGTAAAGCAGACGACGAATTTTAATTTCTATTAAAAAGATCAGCCGCATTGCATTGTGGTTGACTTCTGCAATTCCTAATATTTCTTTCCCACATCAAATTAGAAGGCATCCAATCAAATTCAGGTGCTTCACTCATAAATTCACTTGAGTTACATCCTGTAAGTAATATTCCTAGCAAGATAAGTTTTTTCATAATGTTCTCCAGTTGTACTTTATATAACGTCTAAGAACTGGTTTTAGTTTGCTTTGTTACATTTAATTACAACTAATAGGCCTATACAGGCCTTTTCAAACTGCATTCATTCGTTCGTTTCACTCACTCATTCATTTGTTTGAAATTTTCTTTCGAAGAAAGAAATTTTAAGTTTCATGCAGATGATTGTCTGGTCAGACGGAACCACTTACGGTTCCGCCAAAAAAAATGCTTCATGCGAGTAAACGCCCAGCCTTGACTTGGAAGTAGGTATTTTCTGCTACACAATGGGCTCTGACCTTTCCCAACCTACGTCGACATCATACACCAAGTGTATTATATAATACATTTAGTGTACTATCTGTACTCTCGTTCCTAGTTGTACAGTTTTTGTGTGCAATGTGCAGTGTTTCGATCGACAGCATTCAATCTATGCCAATGCTTAACTCCAGTGGGAGTGCCTCAGCATGTAAGTGTCTGGTTACATTTTCGCCAGTTTTTACACAGCGGTATTACAATCCGGCCCGCCAACCTTGTGTGCTGTTTGTGATGTGCCTTGTGTGCCTTGACTTGGTGTCTACAGTAGTTTTTTAAGAGATTCTTTGAGTATGTTTGATCCACCTACTCTCACGTTGATTATACCGTTATAGTAATCGTCTGTCAAGAGAACCTGTCGATCAAATTGTTCTTTTGCTTCCATGTAACTGGCTACGCCTCTGCTGGGACAAATGTGCAGTATTTCTCTGGTGAACTGTTCTTCACCGTATGTTGCTACATCTTCTTTGAGATGATCTGAACTGCCCCAATATTCTCGCCAGTCACTTTCTTTAGTGCCTCTGCGTTTGTTCTTTTTGCCTTTTAGTGGTGGTTTAGTGGTTTTGAATTTTGCTAGTTTTTTGCCTATGTATTTTTTGCCGTTCTTTTTGTTCGTGATTAAGTAAACGAATGCTTCGCAACCGTCTGGTAGTTCATCTATCTGTGTGCCGCGATACAGCCATTGACTCATAGTACATAATTACCTCGACTGAATGCTGTGTACAAACTTATTTTGGCTAATCTTATTCATATCCGCCGTATGGGCAAGTTGCCCTAATTCTATGTGCCCAATAGCCATGCGAGGATCATTGATGTCGTACGGCAATTTATGTGCTATGTTCATGCACCAACGCTTCACTGTCTTGATTGTAGCAGTTGCATCTGTGCATTGATCCGGCGCAAACCAAGCCAACAGATCGCTTTTTAGCAAGTTTGTGGGCACTATGTGCTCTGCAGGAACATCCACATCTTGGTCGCTCCACAGTTCCATGATGTGTTTGCCCACATGCGGATAGTTCATATACAAATGATTGGTTCTACGTGTAGGGGAAAACAATGCATAGTCGTCTTGCTGTAGAGATTGCGGAGCAGGATCCCCAGATGCCACACTCACAAGAAAACGTCTGTTCTTACTGCGAGTGATATCTTCTAAATGATGCAGGTGGTAATTAAACATGCTGAGCCACTCACGTAACTCTCCTGTTTCCTGATGAACGTGATCCGGAAAGTTTTCATGCAACCTATTTAAGTCGTCCCCGTCTACAAATATCTCAGGCTTCAGTCGCTTGATGTTTTTGATGCTTTCGTCTAACTTGGCTTGTACTTCAGCAGATGTTTCGCCCCAGTTGTAAAACTGTGTGCGACTCACATACTCGTAGTTGTGTTGTTTGTAATTGTTCCAGATGACTTCTGCAACACGATTGTCAAACAGTTCGTATGTGAGCGTGTACTCTGCGTTGTAGCCTAAGTTGATGTCAATTAACATATTCTGTGTCAGTGTTGTAACTGGTGAAGCCACCTTCCTTGACAACAGTGAGCACATTATTCACACGACCAACTAGTTCTTCTTTGTGTGAGATAAGGAAAATGTTTTTGCCTTGTTCACGATGCATTTTCTTCAATATGCCCAAAGAGTTCTCAACACCCATACTGTCCATACCCGAATCAATTAACTCGTCGATGCACAGCAAGTTCATTGGTTGGTTGAGACTTTCATAGATGTCACGGAATGCCCAACTCAAGCTCAGTATAAGTCTGTTACGTTCACCTCTGCTCAAGTTGTCAAAGTCTAAGTCTCTGCCGTACTCTGTAATCTCCACAGTCAAATCACTGTTGAACTTGACATCGTGTGGCAAGCCAATCTTGTTGAGATAGTGTGCTAGTCTGTGATTGAGGTACGCAATGTTTTGATCAATGATACGCTTGCGGATAAAACTGTCTTTGCTGGTCAACAGTTTATACAAGAACTCCTGGTGATCTTTGAGGAACGTTAAGTCATTGATATTTTCAAAATCAATTTCTTGTATGCCTGTGTCTTTGAGAGATTGAATCTGTTCCACATAGGGATTCTGCTCAGATATTTTTTCTACCAACGATGTCTCTAGTGCATCCAAGTTGTGCTTGTGCTCTAGTGCACTTTCTAGGTCATTGTAGAATGTATCTTCTTCATCTGCTTCTGATTGGAACTCTTTGAGCGCAGATTCAATCTCATCATTGCTGTCAAACAGTTGGTCGTAATACTTTTCTTCTTCTGTGATCTTGACCAACAGTTCGTTTGTGTATTCTTCGTGCGTGTCCAGGTGTGCAGTGCCTTGTCCACATGCAGGGCACACACCTGCTCTGGCATCTACCAAATGCAAACGCATTTCTTCTAATTTATTTTTGCTTCTTGTAAGCGATGTGGTCACACGATCCAGTTCATTTTGCAGTGTTTTTCTAGCATCATTTTGCTTGGCAATTTCTGCATTCAGTTTGTGTTTACCAATCTCAATTTCAATGTCAATCTCTTTGAGTGTGTCAATAGATGTTTGTATGTCTGCAACTTTGTCAGCATGTGTTTTGTTCCATGCTTTACTGCGACTTTCAATTTCAGCAATGTTTTTTTCTATACGCTCATTGCTGTTGTTGATAGCAGTGATTTTGATTTCTTCTTCTTTGATGCTGTCCTTGGTGTTCTTCAACAGCTCTTTGAGCACTTCTGCTTTAGAACTAAGTTCAGTGATACCCAGCAGTTGTTCGATCATTGCACGTTGATCGTTTGCTTTGAGGCTGAGGAAAGGTTCAGTGTAAGTGTTCAGTGCAATAAGTTGTTTGAACATTTCATGAGGGAAACCCAAAATCTTTTCAATTTCTTTTTGTGTTTCTCTGCTGTCGCCTTGTTGTTCTTCATCAAACGCATCTTCGCCATTTACCAATAGTCGCAACACATTGGGCTTTCTGCCACGTTCAATCCTGTACTGTTTAGGACCAATTTCAAAGTCCACAGTCACAATCATGCCTTTGCCATTGGTTTTGTTGATGAGGTTGTCACGGCGAATGTTGGTGAGTGCCTCACCATACAGTGCATAGCTCAGTGCATTGATGATAGTGGTCTTGCCTGTGCCGTTCCTGCTACCATCGCCACCCATGTCTAAATTATGACCTAGTACAAGTGTGAGCTGACAGTTGTCAAAGTTTACTGCTTGCGTTTGTGCACCAATACTCATAAAGTTCTTGGCACTAACGTTTTTGATCTTTAACATACTATAGTGTCTCTATCCCATTGTAGATATCGATTAATGTTTGTTTGTTCACTGTGTTGCTTTCAATAGTTTCTAATTGACTGATCACAATTTGATCAACACTTTCAAATTTGATCTCGCCACCTTCGTACGCTTCTTCCTCTTCCTTAACAGGAATAAGTTGTAGTTCGCGAACGTCATACTGCTCGCTCATCTTCTCTTTGATGAAGTTTGCTTCTTCATATGAGATGCTGATGTTTAATTTTACACGAGCATAGGTGTATTTGTCAAGTAGATTTTGATGATCGTCAAGTAAATCACTGAGGGTAATAACTTTGTATTTGGGACATTCGGTCCAGTTAACATACTGAGGTTCGCCTCCCCACTCAAGGAACATTGCACCACGATCATTGTCGTCAACGTCCGCATAGTTGTGTGGGAAAGCATTGCCTATATAGTGTATGTTGTTCTTGTACTGACGTTTGTGAAAGTGCCCACTAAACACATATTCAGGACCTGTGAGGTCCTCTGCTTTGATACCTCCGTGATCTGGCATCTCTACCATGGCATTCATTTTAAAGTGTGGCAATTCAAAATGACCAAACATGTACTTGCACTGTTCTTTGGCAAGTTTTTTGTGTTCACTGCCCACCAACCAAGGCCAAATGCTCACGCCGCCTTCATTGAATGGTTCGTCAATCATCACAAAGTTTGGCAAGTCTCTGGCATACTCGATGCTGTTCAGCTCACGTTTGTCTCTGTAGTACAAGTCGTGATTGCCTGTAATGAAGTATACTTTTTCAAAGTTATCGTTTAACTTTTTAAAGTCTTTGATTGAAGCATTCATAGTGGCAACATTTACGCTGGCTCTATGATGACTCCAATCTCCTAAAAATATACAAGTTTCGGCGCCACGTGCTTTGGCTTCTGCAATAAACCAATCAATGTATCTATGACAATCGTCTAGATGCAGTCTGCTGTTTTGCTTCAGGCCATAATGAATATCTGTGAAGCATGCGGCATGCTTGAATAGTTGTTCCATGTTTTAGTCAAAAGCCTCAACATCATCTGTTAATCCACTTTCCACAGACTCTCTCAATCTACGCATTTCATCTTCGTGTTTGATCTGTCTGCTGTAACTAGGCAAATGCCCGCTGTCAATCAAGATGTCATCTCTGATGTTTTGATTCCTCTTTTCTAAATTTAATACCCTGGTAAAACTGTTAATCACTGCGGCAGTGTAGTATGCAAATGGGTTTTCGGATTTTGCTTCATTGAACTGTAATCCCACTTGGCTCAACTGCACCAATGCTTGACCACGCATCTCATCAACGTATGTATAACCACGCCAGTTTGCTTTGTGGCTAAAACGCTCCACCAGTTTCAAAAACATTGTGCCCAGTTTGTTGGTGATTCTGCCTGTGTTAGGATTGAACGCACCGTTGCTGAGACTGCCTTCCCAATGAGAACGTGCAACTTCTGTGAGCTCGCCACCAATGTAAGCATACTGCTTGAAAGGTGGAAAGTTTACTTTTGCTTTGGTTTCTGACTCGTTGCGTGGATTTTTCTTGCGTCCTGGCTCGTCTGGGATATGCTCGTATGTCATCACACGAAATACAACCTCATCGTCGCCAATGTCGTTGGTGTCAACAGCAAACTCTTTTTGCTTTGGTTTGTTGCGATAATCGCCACTACCGTGTGCTAGCATGGCCTCTGCATAACCTTCTGCTTGAATACGTTGTGCTTTGTTTTCTTTTGCTTGTGCTAGTGTTTTCTTGTTGATGTCTTTTACATCATCCACAATAACGTCCCACATGCTGTATTTGTCGTCTAACACCCAGCAAAAACTCATTTTGCTTTTTTGGATTTCCTTGAGAATGTCCTTGTTGTTGAGATAGTTTACTTTCTTTTGTGTAGCCATTACGTCTCCAATATATAGATTTAATCTATATTATAGTGTAATTTATGCAGTTGTCAACCTTTTTGTGCCAGATCATGAAAATCATTAAAACTGTGTTTAATAATCGAGATAAATATAACTATAGGAGATACATATGGCAGGACAATTCCCAGGCGTGAGAAATGCCGTAAACGGCGCTTTAAAC